GCATTAGATACCCAGAGCCTTTAAAAGAAGATTTAGACGCTTATAGGGTGCAAGGTACAGAAAGCGATGCTGCCTAATTATCCACTATACATTCCAAGTAAAGGTAGGTCACAATACATGATGACCTCAAAAGCACTTACCATGATGAAAGTGCCGCATTATGTGGTCGTTGAGCCGCAAGAAATAGACGAATATCAAAAGGCAATAAAACACTGGGATTTGTTGTGTGACATTATTCCGTTAGATTTGTCATACAAAGAAAAATACGAGTTGTGTGACGATTTAGGGCTAGAGCGAAGTACTGGACCCGGCCCTGCTAGAAATTGTGCTTGGGAACATAGTAAAGATAACGGATTTGCTTGGCATTGGGTGATGGATGATAACATAAGATACTTTCATAGATTTAATAAAAACTTACAAGTTAAAGTAACAGACGGCACCTGTTTTAAAGTCATGGAAGATTTTGTAAGCAAATATAGTAATATTGGTATGGCAGGGCCAAATTACATGATGTTTGCACCACGCAAGTCAAAATTGGCACCATTTGTGCTTAATACACGAATTTATAGCTGCAATTTAATACGAAATGAGCTAAGATTTAGATGGCGAGGTAGATATAACGAAGATACAATTATTTCGCTAGATATTATTAAAGCAGGGTGGTGTACAACGCAGTTCAATGCTTTTTTACAAGAAAAAACTAATACACAAGTTATGAAAGGCGGCAATACAGACGAATTTTACCACGTAGAAGGTAAAGTAAAAGAGGGTGAAAGATACGCTGATACTGGAACGCTAGATAAGTCAAAAATGCTTGTTAAAGTACATCCTGATTGTTCTAGGCTAGTTATGAAATACGGCAGATGGCACCACCATGTAGATTATAACAGGTTTAAAAAACAAAAATTAATTAGAAACCCTGACGTTAAAATAAATAATGCAGATAAAGAATACGGCATGAAAATGGTGCGAATACGTTGATAGGTTTTACAGCATCAACTTTTGACTTACTCCACGCAGGGCATATTGCCATGTTATCTGAAGCAAAATCTGTCTGTAATTATTTATTAGTTGGCTTGCACGTTAACCCAAATGCAGAACGTGACCATAAAAACCAACCAATACAAACATTGGTAGAAAGATACACACAATTAAAAGCTGTTTCGTATGTAGATGAAATTATACCATATCAAACAGAGCAAGATTTATTAGACATATTTAAAATGTACGAAATACAGGTTAGAATTATTGGTGAGGAATACAGAGATAAAGATTTTACTGGTAAAAACTTAGATATGCAAATTCACTATAATAAAAGAAGGCATGATTTTAGTTCAAGCCTTCTTAGAGAGCGCATAGTACACGCCGAAAAATATAAGCACAAATCAAAGGTTACAGATATGAGCCGATGAGTTATGTTCATTTACCGCATAAACCATTGTGCGATTATCAGCGAATTGCACACAATAATCGGCAACATCTAGTTCTGTTTTACACTCATGCCGAACACGGTTTTTACCACGACCTCGTACACAAACCCAATGCGTACGCTCTTCGTAAATTTTCTTTTCGTAGTCGGTTGAAAAATCTATTACGCTTTCACCAATCATAATTAACCCCAATCCTTAAAATCGCCTTGGTCAATTCCGTAAGAGTATCCTGCATGGTAAGCATGTATTAGCTTTTGATCCATTTGGTACTCTTCAATTCTTGGCGAAGTTATAGTACCGTTTATATAGTAGTGTGGGTCTCTTGGACTACGATAATAAGCATCAGCCATTCCGCGATCAAATGGGCCACCGTGACGTCCGTCATAAGTGCCACCATTCCAAGTATAATGTTTAGTCATTTAGCACCTCTTAACATTTGTGCCAAACCTAAAACTGGTTTGCCAACCAAGCTATCACTTGGTTCAGAACCAGACACTGGACCTAAACCTATTTCAAGTTTTAAACCAATATGACCCATAGTAAAAAGAGCAGCCTTTTTTTCTGCACCTTGAAGGTCTTTGGCAATCACAACAAAAGATTTTATTTTCTTTGTATTGGGATTTATAGAAGAAAATTTATATTTTCGCATTTGAACCTCTTTTTGTTTACATATACATACTACCATATAAGCCAATATCTGTCAACAATTTATTTACAAATAAAAGGTGTAAAAACTGCTGTCAGTCGCTACACAAAAATAAATACTTCACCATTCAGAATTTATGCTGTAAATATACATTTGACATAATAGGCGAGGATAAAATGAGTAAAGCGGAAGCCAAGTCTGGTGGAAGCGCAAAACGTGGCCCGAAAGCACCCTCTAAACCATTGAATGACGAGGACTTTTTGCGTTTACTTAATATGGTAAGAATACAATGCACACAGATAGAAATATGCAGTATTCTTGGTATGTCAGACACCACACTAAATAGAAGATTAAAAGATAGAGGATACGAAAATTTTGAAGACCTCTATAAAAGGCACAACGACGAAGGCAGAATGTCACTTAGGCGTATGCAATGGCAAGCGGCTGAAGGCGGTAATACTTCAATATTAATTTGGCTTGGTAAACAATACCTTGGTCAAAAAGATAAAGCCGAAAGCACTGTATCAGGTGAGCATGTACACGCTTATAAGTGGTTAAGCGATGACAGTTAGAACAATTAAGTATAAACCAAGGTCATTAATAAAATCTTACCATACGAGAACAGAACGTTTCGCCATCATCGTTGCGCACAGAAGGTTTGGTAAAACTGTTGCTGCGATTAATGATTTAATAAAAGATGCTTTAACAATTCCAAGGCCAAATGTTAGAGTTGCGTACATTGCTCCGTACTACAGACAAGCAAAAGCAATAGCGTGGGATTATCTTCTAGAGTATACTAGAGATATTGAAGGCGTAGAATATAATGTTGCAGAATTACGTGCAGATTTTCCGAATGGTGCAAGATTTAGATTATTTGGTGCTGATAACCCCGACAGTTTGCGCGGATTATACTTTGACCATGTTGTGTTGGACGAACCTGCCGACTTTCCACATCGTGCATGGCCTACTGTTATAAGACCATCACTTGCAGATCGTAAAGGTAAAGCAACATTTATAGGCACACCAAAAGGTAGAAACCAATTTTACGATACTTTTGTTGCAGCTAAGAATGATCCCAATTGGCTTTCATTAATGCTTAAATCGTCAGAAACAGGCATTTTAGACGAAGAAGAATTAAAAGAAGCTAAAAAGGCAATGGGGGAGGATAGATTTGAACAAGAGTTTGAGTGTAGTTTCGAAGCCGCAATACAAGGTTCATATTATGCCGCAGAATTAAAAACAGCGGCACAAGAAAATAGAATAAGAGTTGTGCCTTATGATCCGTCTGTTGGTGTAACTACCGCATGGGATTTAGGAATTGGTGACAGTACAGCGATATGGATGGCGCAGTTTGTTGCGCAAGAGGTTAGATTAATAGATTATTATGAAAACTCTGGTGTGGGGTTGGATCATTATGCAAAAGAACTCAGTAGTAGGGGGTATCACTACTCTAGTCACATCCTACCCCACGATGTGCAAGTTAAAGAACTTGGCACTGGCAAGTCAAGGCTTGAAATATTAGGCACATTAGGTTTGACAGACATTACAATCGCACCAAAACTAAGTATTGAAGATGGAATACAATCAGCAAGGTCAATGCTTAACAGATGCTGGTTTGATGCAGAAAAGTGCGAGAGAGGCGTAGAAGCTTTAAAGCAATATCGTAGAGAATTTGACGAAAAGCTCAAAACGTGGAGAGGTAGACCTTTACATGATTGGACATCACACGGGTCAGATGCATTTCGATATTTAGCGGTAGGTAGGCAAGAAAACAAAAATTGGGGTGAACCTATAAGAAGAAATTTGCAAGGAATAGCATAATGTGCTAATTTAATTTTAACAGCAGGAGGTTATCGTATGGCAAAAAAGAAAAAACCTACTAAAAAGAAAGGCTTGTACGATAATATTCATGCTAAAAGGCGCAGAATAAAAGCAGGAAGTGGTGAGCGCATGAGAAGTGCAGACGATCCCAAAGCTCCTTCAGCAAAAAATTTTAAAGATGCTGCAAAAACAGCCAAGAAACCCAAAAAGAAAAAGAAGGCTAAAAAATAATGGCCAAAGGTGTAAAGCATTATTTCCGTGATGGCACAGAGCATAAAGGTTCTTTGCATAAAATGCCAAACGGTCAAGTTCACTCTGGTAAATCACACGGTAAAACCAGTAAACGATTGTTTCACTTTGGTGATTTAAGTGCGACAGCAAAGAAAAAAGCAAAAAGGAGCAAGTAATGTACGGTAAAAAGAAAAAAGGCAAGAAAAAGTAATGCCCCATGTTTCTGGTCATAATCCTTCTGCAATATCAAATTCGTTGCGCCCTAGAATAAGACCTAAACGTAGAGATGTTAATTCTGTTGTGCGTGAAGGCGAAAGAGCATCACCTGTTATGGGTTCGCGTGATCCTCAAGGTAGAATTGGTGTTGCAGGTCCTAAAGGTGGTGGCGAGGCGGCTACAGCTCGCGTTGAAGTAGGTAGTGACATTTACAACCAGTATAATAACGATGGCAGATACGGTTATTATAACGACCAAGGGTATTATGTGCCTGCCGATATTGATATGCGAGACGGTGGCGGTGCTGATGCCAACGATACTTTTTTTGAAGGCGGTGGGTTTTTATCACTGCTTGGTAACATTGCAAAAATAAGGCCATATGGTCAAAAAGATACACCTCGTGAGCAAATAGGTTTCAGAAACGTTGCAGATATGTTTGATCGTGGAGGTCCTCAACACAGTGGCGGTGAATACAGAGGCGGTATGCAAATAAGTATGTTGGGAAATTTGGCAGATCAAATTGGTGGAATAGACCAAGGTACAAGAACTAGATATAATTACGATACTACACCTACTGCGGTACAAGATGTTAGCTCTGTTGCGAGAGACCCAGAACCAAGCGCTATTTCAATGTACGCATTAAAAGGTGACCAACGTATTCCTATGAATGTAGCCGCAACTAGAGAAGTTGCATTACCTGCAATAAAGGCAGGCGTTGAACCTTTATATAAGCCTAATACAGTTTTTTCTTTTCAAGATAGGCAAGCTGCAATAGAGGCTTTGCGGCGTAGAGGTAATAACTTTGACCAATTAATGAAAGACGACCCTGCGGAAGCAGAAGAATTAATACAAGAAGCCATGAGAATGCAAATACCAACAGGGGTATAAGTTGGCTGATAAAAAGAAAAAAGACGCTAGGTTAGAAAAGGCAGGGGTTTCTGGTTATAATAAGCCAAAAAGAACGCCAAGCCACCCGACAAAATCACACGTTGTAGTTGCTAAAGAAGGCGAAAAGGTAAAGTTAATAAGGTTTGGTCAGCAAGGTAAAACTGGTGACAAAACAATGACAAAACGTGCAAAGTCATTTAAGGCAAGGCACGCAAAGAATATAAGAAAAGGCAAGATGTCTGCCGCGTTCTGGGCAAATAAGGTTAAGTGGTAATGAGCATAATTGACTATCTGCGTGATTTTAACAGCCCACAAGCAGGTCAAAAAAGACGCGAATTTTTAGAAAAGATGTTTGATTTTGAGGAATATGTTCCACCAAATCTACGTGCGCCTACACAATTCGTATTAGATGCCAACCCAGTAACAGGTATGGGTAATTCTGTAACAGAAAGTCGTGTTGCGTTTGACCCTAAAAGATCAGCTGATGAACGTAAACGTGCAGGCATTAACATGATGATGGAAGTCGGGCTAGCGGCGGCACCTGCAGTTCTTGGCAGAATGGGGTATTTAACACCACCAGTCGCACTTGCAGAAACCTTTGCGGCACCCACTCCGACTAGCGAAGGTATTAAAGATGCAACAACAGGTTTGATATCAGATTTACAATATGGCGCAAGGTCAATAGCTGAAGGCAATCCGCGAGGAGTTTTAGAAGCATTTCAAAGCGGTGGGCAACCAACATCATTAAGTGCGGCTACCATTGGTAGTAATATGGGACCACCATTAGACATTATTCAGTACTCACCAACACTTCAAGCGGCAGAAAATTTAACGCAAAATAAAGGCACATTTGAGCAAATGAAATCTATGCTTTTAAAAGGCGGTGGCAAAGAAGAGGAAATGGACTGGAGTGGTTTTAATAAGCAATTTAGAAATGATAAAATAGTTACCAAAGATGACATAGTAAGATATTTTACAGACCAAGATGTACGCTTAAACACAGAGGTATTAAAATCAGGTAGAGGTGAAACATCATCTTTTGATCCAGAAGATGTTGACAGAGTTTTTGAAGGTATATTTGACCAAATGTTAACAAGGTTTGAAGTCCACCGAGATAGAAATAACCCACAACAAGGAATGTACGACCCAATAGAAGAAGCTATAAAAGATGGTTTTGGTAACGTTAATAATATGCCTGCCGAAGAAATTGTTCAGAATGGAAACGTGCGTTCATTAGATGTAAGGCAAACAGCCGAAAAATATGGCGCTTATGATATGAACCCAGACGATTATAGTGATTTAGATATAGCAGAAATGGCTGCCGAAACAGGAATGTCGGTAGACGAAGTTAGTAAAATAATTAAAAGTGGTAATGGTTTTTATTTTGAAGGTGACGAAGGACTTGAAATATTTGAAGATGGTTTGGCATTTCTAAAAAAATATGAGCTTAATTCCTATAATCAAACAATAGATGTTGCAAGGCGTTCTATGTTTGAAATGTTTCGAAATGACCCACCAGACTTTATAAATCAAACTATGACAAATGATGCACCGCCTTTTGGTTTAGGCCAAATTGGTCGTGGTGATTATTACCCCGAAGGTGCCAATTATTTAGACGAAGGCACAACACAGTTTAGTCAGTATTTTCCAAGTGGAGCTTCAAACTATACAGAAACAGTATTTAGATATAATCCTGTGACAGATGAAATAGAAGACCTGCGTTTTGTTAGTAGTAAAGGGCATTTTCCAAACAAAGAAGGCCAAATAGTACATTCTAGAGTGGGCGATTACAAAATAAAAACAGGGCTTACAAATAACGAAACAGATAATGTTAGATATATTGGAGAAGTTCAATCAGATATTGGGCAAAGTATTCAGCAAATGAAAAGAGCAGGCGACGATAGAGGAAAAGCCGCAAATTACGAAGAAACAGCACTTATGCCTAAATTAGTCCAAGCCAGTATGGCAGATAACAGTGCCAGAAGTTTTGAAAGATTTGGTGGTAATGCAGGTATGACGGTAGACTATGAATTTGAAAATATGGCGCGAGATTTTATAGAGACAACACAAAGGCTATCAAATTACGGTGTTAGAGGAGCTTTAGATTATTCGCCAGAACCAATAAATATTTTAACAGATAATTTATTGGCTCATAATTTTCTTCTTAATCAAAGGGGCGTAAATAACACAGCCATGCATGCTGATCCCTATAAGTTGCCCAAAAGAAACTATAAAGAGCTTGGTTTAGATTTTAACAAAATGGATCATACTGATATTTTAGACATTTTGTATGGTGTTAGAAAGCCCAAAAACGACGCGGAACAAGAGGCTTTTTCTTTTTTAATGGACGATTTTAATAACAACACACAGCCAGAATTTCTAAAACAGCTTGATAAATTAAACCAAATAGAGCCATCGCAAGGGTTTCACATTTCAACATTTATGGACATGGTTCCGTTGTTAAGTGACTTCAAAGCATATAATAATTTTTTACATACTGGTCATAAACCAAATATAAGTTCAGACTTAGCAATGGATTTAAGTCAGCCACTAACTGATATTTTTGAAGATTTAGACTTCAGAACATTAGAAAAATATGGCGATAACGTGCGAGAGGCTCAAGTTGATAAAATTGCAGAAATGAACAGATTTGCAGAGGCAAGAGCAGGTGAAGTAAATATTCAACGTAGTGGCACTCCAATGTTACAAATGGCAGGACCGACTGCAAAAAACGAAAAACAGTGGGCACCATATGTTCTTCGCCACGAAATTACAAAAGCTGTAAACGATGATGTTGATGTCGTTGCAATTCCATTTAGTAAAAAAAGTATAGCTAAAGCAGGTGGATTAAGTGCAACAGGGGTAAAAGATGGTTCTGTTAAATATTACAGAGAAAATTTAGTAAATTATTTAAGTGATATATTTAAAAAATTTGACCCAAAATTTGCCAAACAAATAAAAGAAGATATTGCAAGTGGTGAATTTGGTTTAAAAACAGAAGGTGAAACAGCAGTAGGTTTTAGGTTAACAAAAGAAATGAAGGATAAAATACGAGCCGTTGGCGTTCCAACTTTCGGTGTTGCAGGGGGTATCGGTTTAACAGATTATATGCTACAAGACGAGCAGCGACAGCAGCCAAATAGTCTATTGGGAGGCATTTGATGCCATTAAGTAATTATACAGAACTCAGGGCAAGCATTGCAGATACGTTAAACAGAGACGATTTAACAAATGCAATTCCAGATTTTATTACACTTGCAGAAGCACAATTAAATAGAGATTTAAGGCATTGGCAAATGGAAGACAGGGTTATTGCAACCGCTGACAAACAATATTTAAGTTTACCAAATAATTTCATAAGTCCAATTAGAATAACTATGACTGCAAGCCCAACACATACTATGGAATTAATAAGTCCTTTCGCTATTTCAAAATTGCGTATGGAAAACTCTGATACCTTGGGGCGACCTGAGTTTTACGCTGTGGTTGATGGTTCCTTTGAATTATACCCAACACCAGATGCAGATTATATAGTTGAGCTTGTTTATTATGAAAACATACCTGATATAGCCTCAAATACCACAAACTGGCTTTTAACAAATTACCCTGATGCTTATTTGTATGGTTCACTGCTTCACAGTTCGCCATATTTACAAGAAGACCAGAGAGTAGCAGTCTGGAATACGTTGTATCTAAACGCTGTTTCTGCTATAAATTTAGAAGGAGAGCGAGCTAGAACATCGGGTTCGGGCCGTAGAATACAAATTAGGAGCTACTAAATGGCAAGTTTTACTAAAGTAAATGACTTTGTGGTTAATCTGGCAAACGCAATGGATATGAACGCTGACACGTTCAAAGTTGCGCTCTGTGCAACTGATCCAACGGCTGGAACAAATGCGGCTGCGGATGGAAATGGAGTTTTGGCAAATGTTACAGAAATTTCATATACAAACCTTTCTGCAAGAACATTAGCAAATGTTACAAGCACACAAACAGGCGGCACTTACAAATTATCGGCTGATGATTTGGTGTTGACTGCATCAGGTGGTTCTGTCGCAGCATTTCGATATGTTGTTATCTATAATGACACACCGACATCTCCTGCCGATCCGATTGTGGGTTATTATGATTATGGCTCATCATTAACCTTAAATGATGGTGATACTTTTACAATAGATATTGGAACAAACGGTATCTTAACATTAACCTAGTAGGAGCGCATCATGGCAAAACTTTTTAACAGGGCCAAGATGAATACAGCCACTACTGGTAGCGGAACCGTTACATTAGGAACGGCTGAAGCAGGGTTTCA